CTTTGTTAACCTTTCAATTGGTATCTGAGCCAATGCTTCTGAACCGTTAAAAACTGGCGTTAAAGTAGCTACACTTTGTCCTCGGGTAAACCTTTCAATTAGAGTCTTTAATGAAAGAGTTTGGTTGGGTACGGTCACCGATGGGGCACTACAATTTTCTGAAAATTTGTTTTTTGACATGATAATAAATAATTTAAGTGGTTAAATAATTAATCAACATTTCTATTGTCTTTTAGTTTTAAAGCCCTTGCTCTTTTGCCAAAGTCCTTTAGTAAATCATAATTTACTCCGTCTCGTTCTGCTCTTGTTCTGTTAATATTTTCTTTAACATTGATAGAATTTCTAACGTGCTCACGTTGGCATTTTTTTTCATCTTCATTAAAGAGTAAATTTCTGTAATAAGACGGTAAAGCAATATTATAGCCGCCTTCCTTTTCAATAAATAACTGATTAAGTCTTTCATGATGGTATTTATAAATTTCAGGTGTTAAATAATTTGACCCTAAACCATTAGACATTGTTGAAAATTCTTTTGCTCGGTCGTCTCCTGAAAACATTGGAATCCTTGTCGGTTTGTCTATGTATTTGGCTGTGTATGCTATTGAATCATTACTTACATTTCCAATATGAACTTCACCTATGAATCCCCGTTCTTCAGTTTTTATTCCATAAAATTCTTTAGTCGTCCATGCTTTGTAAATGTTTTCTATGTTCTTAACATTAAATAAAATTATATGATAGTGGGGTCTTTTGCGTTTGGAACCGTATTCTCCAGCTGCGTAATATTTAATATTATTGTTTCCCTTCTCATATTTTCTTAAGCGTTTAAAAAACTTTTGCAAATCACGAATGTCTAATGTAGGTAAGCCGTTCTGTGAAATAGGTAAGTTTTCGTTGCCATAAGTTAAAGTAACAAAATAAGAGGAGAAGGATGTCTCCTCCTCTTTTTGAAGTCTGAAAACCCATGTGTCTATCCTTCGTTTCTTGCAGTTATAACATTTCCCACAAGGCACTAAAATATCTTCATTGTATAACTTACCCTTCACAATTGAACCTCGTTTAATTACCAGTAATCTGTTGTCGCAAGGCATTTTATATTATTGCTGGAACTGCATATTTCGGCATCTTACGTATTGCACCTATATTATTGAATACATGACAAATAAGTGGTTGTGCTCTTGGCATATCCTCATTAACAGCAAATATGTCTGTGCTTGGTTCGCATCTGATGAAATCAATATTAAGATTAACATCTCCATTGAAATGTCTATCCATTGCCCAAAATCTCAAATTGTCAGCCAATGAACCAGCAGACCGTGAATTGATATATTTGTATTCACTATATCTTGGCAAATAACCGAATGTTGAATGCGGTAAACTATGGTTTGCATATATTTCCATGTTCTTTACTTCCTGCTCACCTATATTGGCAAATGATGGCCAGTAATAATCTAAATTACTATGGCGGGTCCAAAGTTTATGTATTCCCTGATGGTAACTGGTAATCGGTTGAACGTTCAATATACCAATAATGTAACCATGTTCTTCGGCTGTAAATGACCATTGGTCGGAACTATCAATGCTAATTGCATGACCTCCCATTGTTCCCAGTGCTCCTTGTTCGTTTGGTGTTTGTTGTAGTACTTCAGAAATCAGAACATCTTGTACTTTACCTCCTATATATTCGGCTCTGTCCAATCTACCGTCTGATGATTGTACACCAAAGTGATTTAATACGTGCTCAATGTATCTGACTCCTCCTCTGGAGTTCTTTTCAAGCCATGATTGAAGTGCGAAGGCTCTACGCAATGAATTAATGTCGTTTGCGTAATCATTCAAACCGTCCATTGGAGCAAATAATGTTCCATTAGGGTCATACGAGGTCAATGTTGTATTTGCTGCTGCTGCTCCTGCTGCGTTATTTCCTACAATGTTTGCGCCAAGTGCTACAATATCGCCAACAACTGGATTAGTTGCGTTTGCTTGTAACCAAATACCATAACCTGCTGATTGGCGGATGATTTCAATATCTGGTATTGATTCTCCGAATAGTGGTAATGTAACTGCATCTCCTCTCTGTGCCCATGGCAGACATGATGTAAAATAGTCATGCATCCATGCTCTTTTAAGTGGTTCCATACCTCCAATTAAATTAACTGGATGTGATTCCCATTCTGCGCCACTTAATTGACCGTCTTGAGTTATATAGTAAAAATCCTCTGGAGTTAATGAGTCAAAATTGTTGGTTATATTCTCGTCCATATACCAGTCATAGTATATCTTTAAATATGCTGCGAATGGCAGGGCAGATATACCAAAATCGCTGATTTTATCTGTACTCATGTTTTGAGGTATACCAAGGTAATCAGCTACACAACCAGAAATAACATTATCATTGTTCATTACAGGCTGCCAACGTTGACCGTCTATTGTAGGTGGTAAAATATCTTCCCCAAGTATTTTTTGCCCGGTGATAAACTTCTCCCAGTTCTTCCATAATAACCGAGTAGGTACAAAGTAAAAGTGTGTAGTGGCTTTTATCTTATGCATTACTGGAGAAACCAATGGCATAAACCGTATCATATTTTCTACCTGGATTTTGAAAATATCCCCAGGTACTACCTCTAACAAGCAAGATGGCACAAGTCTCCCCATTTTGATACCCATTTTAACATCGTGTGACAAGTCAAAGTAGTTTGAATCAATCGAAGGGGCTAAATTAGTGCTAAAAACATTTTCTTTCTGGTTCATGATATTTGATTTTTGACATTAACATAATGAAGTGCTGAAACTACTATTTCCAGTTCACGTTTGAGTTCTTCCATGGTTTTCGTGTACTCGTCTGACTTATTTTGAAGGATGGTTTCCAGTTGTTCTTTGGGCAATTCAGATAAGGCTTTAAGTTTCTGCTGCTCTGTTGATAATTTTACGATTTCCATTTTTAAAAAATTAATGATTAGATAATGAATTACAATCTTACTCCACCACGGTTAACAAGTCTGTTAACTCGTCTTTGGAATTTCTTAAAGCGTCTGCGTTTCATGATTGATTAAAAATTTTAGTGGGTTGATAAATAATTAAACTCTTTTATTACATCGTATCTCGGGCATTCTTTATTAGGATTTAGGTCATGATGTCCAATTATGGATGCATTTGGAAAACATTCTTTTAAAAATATAACAGTCATGTGTAAAGAAGCCTTTTGTGCTTTTGTTCTATCGTCTTTAAATTTACCGCCTATTGTGGCGATGTGTATAGAATTACGGTTAAAACCTTTAACGCCGTTTACAATTTTACAAAAGCAGTCAGTTAGGTAAACTATTTCTCCAGATTCTTCGATAATAATATGGTAACCCGGATTATTCCAATTTAACTTGTATTTCCAATAATTCTTAATAGACTCAATTGATGTATTCCTTGGTGTTGCTGTGCAATGGATGACAATACGGTCAATTTCCCTTTGTCTATGATGGTGTGGTTGTTGTTGTGGAAGGTCCATTTTTACAACTTTCTTTAATTAGGAAATATTACATCAAATAACATTCTACCGATTGGATTGTTTATGCTCATTCTTCGTTCTTTGACGGCGTCGCTATATACGCCCTTCATCTCTCTAAATATGTTGTTAAAACCTTTTATGGCGTCTCTGAACTTTGTTGGGTCACTTACACCCAGTGCAAATATACGAGCCATTAGTGAATCATTCCAAGAAACGTTAAATTTTCTTAAGTTAATCTCAGTTTCTTTTAAAATGCCGTCCTTATTAAGATTATCAATCATTGCCGAAAAGTGACGGATTTGTGAGTTGTTCACCTTTATACGTGAATTGGTATCTTTTTCCTTTAGTAAGAAATCTTTGTATCTTAATGCTTTGTCAAATAAAGAGTTGGACTCGTCAAGCATGTATCGTCTATTTGCCAGTAAAAAGTTGTCAGTTATGGATTGAATTTCCCTTCTGTTCTTGTTCTCTTGTGAATAAGTCAACATTACATTCGCTGGTGCTTGGTATCTTGTATTGTAAATCTTGGAGTCTGTGTCGGCTGCAATATTACGAGCTTGTTCGTTTTTAACTGCAATATCGGCTTTAATAGCTTCCAGTTGTGCGTTTTGTGTCTTAATGTTAACCATTGAGTTGAAAAAATTACCTCCTGCATTCGATACACCTTCAAAATTAGGTGCTGAATAGTTTGGTACTTGTACGTGTGAATTTGAGGAGTTACCATAGATTAAATGAGGGTTTAACCCTGCTGCCTTATATCTTCCCATAATGAAGGAAGGGTCACTATATTTTAAAGAATCGGAAAGTTGTCGTTCATACATTTTTTGGTGGTATCGTTGTGACATATACGAACCAATTATACCGCTACCTGCGGAAACTGCACCTCCTATAAGTGGTAAAAATTTATCTATTTCTGGCATTGTAATTAGATTTTAATGATGTTAAATAAATGTTAATTTAAACCTTCTTCTTTAAACAGCCTAAGCGGACGAAGTCCAAGACAGCACTGGAGCACATAGAATAAGTCAATGCACACATGTGGACCAGTAAGCCGCAATATGCGTGGGTCTACTGGTAAGTATCTCCCAGTGAGTCTTAAGACTGGTGGGATGCACTCCGCTATACCTTCTTGATGTATTATAGCGGAGTGACACCTTTTACATCTATTCGTTCCCTTTTGGTACTTCATTTTTAATTATTGCAGACTCTCTTTTGGCTGCTTCTCTTTGCATCAATTGTAGTTGCGTTTCTGTGATACCTTTTTTAAGTTCCCTCGAAAGGTCGACTTTTTCTTGCTTTGTTAACCTTTCAATTGGTATCTGAGCCAATGCTTCTGAACCGTTAAAAACTGGCGTTAAAGTAGCTACACTTTGTCCTCGGGTAAACCTTTCAATTAGAGTCTTTAATGAAAGAGTTTGGTTGGGTACGGTCACCGATGG